AAAAAGCACAATAAGGATTAAAGACGATGAGTGATGAACAGTATAACTTAGGTGAACAAACTAACTACTTGTCTAGAAAACTGTTTCTAGACGGAACAGTTACAATTCAAAGATTTGAAGAAGTACGGTATCCGCGTATTCAAAAGTTTGAAGCAACTGCTAGAGGTTTCTTTTGGACTCCAGAAGAAATATCATTAAGTAAAGATGCTAACGATTTTAAAGATGCAAGTGATGCAGTTAAGCATATATTCACTAGTAACTTACTAAGACAAACTGCATTAGATAGTTTGCAAGGCCGTGGTCCTACACAAGTGTTTACACCTGTAGTAAGTGTACCCGAAGCAGAACTACTAATGATTAACTGGGGATTCTATGAGTCAAATATTCATAGTCGCAGTTATAGCCATATTATTCGTAATATTTACAATATTCCAAAAGAAATATTTAATACAATTCATGATACTAAAGAAATTGTAGATATGGCAAGTAGTGTTGGCAAATACTACAATAGATTGCATAAATTTAATTGTCAAAAAGAACTTGGAATTGAAGTTCTTGAAAGAGACCACATTAAAGCTATTTGGCTTGCACTACACGCAAGTTATGCATTAGAAGCATTCCGCTTTATGGTTTCGTTTGCTACTAGTTTAGCAATGGTCGAAAACAGGCTGTTTATTGGTAACGGTAATATTATTGCATTAATTTTACAAGACGAGCTGTTACACAAAGAGTGGACTGCGTATATGATTAATCAAGTAATAAAAGATGATCCGCGTTTTGCCGAAATTAAAGCAGAGTGTGACGAAATCGTGTATAATATGTACTTAGATGTGATTCGCGAAGAAAAAGAATGGGCAGATTACCTATTTTTAAAAGGTCCAGTGATTGGCCTTAATGCTAACATCTTAAAAGAATTTGTTGATTATACTGCAGTACATGCTTTGAAAGAAGTAGGTATTAAGTATCGTGAACAAGCACCTAAATCAACTCCTATTCCATGGTTTAACAAACACGCTGATCCAAGTAAAAAGCAAACTGCATTACAAGAATCTGAAAGTGTTAATTATGTGATTGGTGTAATGAGTGACGAATTGGATTATGACGAATTACCGGACTTATGAGAGCAGACAGATATTTAAAAAAATCTCGCAAGGGTAACGGCGCTGCAGGAAATGCAAATCAAGCAATAGCACTAAATTCACCAGCGAGAGTAAAAGCTATAATGGCCAATATAGCAAAAATTGATTGGTCAAACCCGTACAAGGATTTTATTATATGAATGTGATTTTATGGTCGAAGGACCAGTGCAGTTACTGTGTGCAAGCTAAGAGCTTGTTACAAATGAAAAACATCAACTTTGAAGAACGAAACATTTCAAATGGTGGATGGACTAAAGAACAACTATTAGAAGAAGTACCAACAGCAAGAACACTACCACAGATTAAAATTGACGGAAATTACATCGGTGGATTTTCAGAATTACAACAATACATAAAGGCAAATCATGATTATAGATAAAGGCGTATCAGTAGGCGAAGTAGTTACAATTAAACTTACTTCAGGTGAAGAATTAGTTGCTTCGTTAGTAGAAGAACATGCAAATTATATTAAAGTTTCAAGACCGCGTGTACTAACATCATCACAAGGTGGTATTGGGTTAGCACCATACTTATTTACAGTTGATCCAGATAAAACTGTAAAAATTGCAATTGCAACTGTAGTGATTTTAGAACCAACTGACAAAGATTCGGCATCGTCATATACTAAAGCAACTACAAGTATCATTACGTAATAAATACAACATGGGCTCACTATCACCAACAACTTTTGAATTTTCTTATGATGAGATTGCATTTTCTAGGTCTGCATCCTGTGGTCCGCGTGAAGTAGTTACATCTGCTAGTACATCATTTTCAAATCAAGGTGTTTACCTATCGTGGTCGGGTGGTACATTTACAGTAGGTGGAACATTTCGAAAAGTATTTCCTGAATCTTATTGGGAATACATTCCTAGGTATGATCGTGAGAAAGATCCTCTACCGTCGTCAGTTAGCATATCAACTCGATCTACAGCTGCTACTTTATCTGAAATACCAGCTACAATATTTGCATTGCTTAGTGGTACTCATAATCCAACAATATCATATCCGATAACGTATATTGTTAATACATTAGAAACTATACCACACTATGTTCCGGAAGTTCCGGGGATCCCCGGAACTCCGGCTACTGACACAAGTCCTGGTACCCCAGGAACACCTGGAACACCTGCATATACGTATTATACATATGAGTATCACACGTATACAATTAGTCATAAAGTTTGTAATAATTGGGATATATTTAAAGGTCAATTAAATAATGTAATATCAAGAGGAGGTAGTTAATGCCAGGAGTAGCCAGATTAGGTGATAAATGTACAGGACACGGCGGTTGGCCTGCCCGTGTAAATGATCAAGCTAGCGGAACGGTATTTGCAAATAACAAAGGTATTCATCGACAAGGTGATCATTGGGTAACACATTGTGATCCAACTCCGGTGTGTCACGACTCGGCGCTATCAAAAGGTAGCAGTACGGTATTTGTAAATAATAAACAGTGTGGAAGGATCGGCGATCCGGTTGCGTGCGGTTCGACAGTTGCCCAGGGCAGCGGAACTGTATTTGTAGGGGGATAAAAGAAAAGGGCTAATTGCCCTTTTCTTATGATTAGTTATTTAAACATTGATTCCATTTGTTTACCATGTTTTGCCAACTCTGCTCTTAAAGCAGCTAACCGTCCTTCAATAGGTACTTTATTAATTTTAGGTCCAACTATTTTAGCAATGCTTGGTTCAATTTGTGATAGAACGGTTTGAATAAGGTCTTGAACTTGTGCATTTTGCTGACCACTGTTATCGACCGGTTTTGGAGCAGATTTAACCATATCGCTATTTCTATGGTAATCTTTATTTGGCGAAGAAATATACGCATCGCCTTGCTTTTTCAAACTAATACCAGAATTCATATCTTTAGTGATATTAGTAGCAGCAGCTTTCATTGATTCCCATTGAGCAATATACCGTTTTAAATCAGTAGCAGCTTGCGCTAAATCAGTATCGTTAGTTACTTTAGCAATACGTAGTGCTACCGTGGGTAAATTATCTTCAATTTCTAACATAAGCTTACCGTATGTAGTTTTTTCTTTTTCTCTTACTTTAGCACTCATGTTTAATGATAAATTAGCCAAACCGTGTAATCCGTCAACCCGTTGAAACTGCGGCATTTTTGCTAATCGTTGAAGTGGTGTCTGTAATCCCGATCTTGACATTTGATCAGAAGTATCAAATCTACGTTTAGATACTGACATAAAATTATCAGTAAACCATTTTGATCTAACTGATGCTAATCTAAGAGAACATGCTGCTAAATGTTTTTTAACAAGTTCAAGTTCAACACTGTCAGAAGGATCGCTAACCATTAAATCATATTCCTTTAAAATAGCAGGTAGTGTTGCACGATATAACGGAATAAGATGGTGTATATTCCATGTTAATTGATCAACTTCATCAATACCTGCACTTTCTAGTAATTCGTATATTTTCATTATTTATTTCTCATGTTAAAAGTTTATTATAGTGTATTTATTAGTTTGTGCTTGACAAACAATGTTAAAGAATGTATAATATTAAAATAGTACAAGTTAACTATGCAAAAATCCATATTTTAAATGGGATTTTGTAGTACAATGCTATATATTATATGTTTCAAGAGAAACTAAGATAGTTGGATTGAGAGATGTAATCAATCCTGCGAGTCTTGGCCAAAGTAGAAACCCGCGAAATTCGGGAAGCCAGGCTTGCCAAAGGTGCAACATGCAGTTTATGTTGTGGCTGATGGAGAAGACGTCACGAACAAAATGGGTTCAAAGAACCTCGTGCAGTTTACTCCCTTAATGTAATGTACAGTTACTTTAATGTACACCAAGTGAAAGGAGAAAAAATGAAAAATTCACTAATAACAGGGCTGCTTGCCCTCTCAATAATTACCACCGTAGCTTCAGTAGATGCAGCTACTAAACACTCAACTGACAAACAATCTATACAACACGTTATACACAAAAAAGCTAAACATAAACACTACAAGCACAGACTTAAGGTAGCACATGCATCTAATGAAATGCAAGGTATTGCTAGCTGGTACGGTTATGAATCAGGACCTAGATATCGACGCAGACCAAAAACTGCAAGTGGTGAATATTTTAGTCCTAAAGAACTAACTGCAGCACATAAGTCGTTACCGTTTGGCACTGTTGTAGAAGTAACTAATTTAGCCAATAATGAAACAGTGTTAGTTAGAATTAATGACAGAGGTCCGTTCGTTAAAGGTAGAGTTATTGATCTATCAAGAGCTGCAGCTAACGCAATTGGCATTAAAGGTATTCAAAAAGTATCGTTAGCCGTCAAATCCTTCTCTGATAAATACAAAGCAAGATTAATTACCACATAGAAGGCCACATGAATCCATTAGGAAAAATTACGGTTATTACACCTCCGGATAAGTTTTTTAATTTAGATGTTGGTTATTTATTAGTAAAACCATCAACGCATGTACTAGAACAGTTTCATGCTATTATTGGTGAAAGTGACGAAGATATTAATATCTTCATTTATGATACCGATGAAGCAGACATCGATTGGTTACTAAGTGTTACACACCAAGTAGCAGTAGTAATTATTGATGTTGATAATTGTGATCCGATTACTAAATCGTTTGTCGCATTTATGCTTACACATCCGAATGCATACTATATAACTAATGACGAACTAACCCCTTACAATTTAATCTCTAAAAACAGAATATTTAATTTAGATTGGATTGTAGAACAACTTAACAACGAGGATAATGATGATAACCCTACAGAATAAAGCTAAAGTAACATTACGCGAGAACGAAAACATTACACAAGCATTGCGCAGATTTAAGCGTAAAGTAGAAGATTCGGGTAAACTAGAAACTTTAAGAAAAAAAGAATTTTACGAAAAACCAACTTCTAAACGAAAAAGAGAAGCAGGTTCAGCTAAAGCTAGATATCGTAAAAAACTTGAAAAAGAAGCAAATCCAGTATCTGCAAATCGTAAACGCATGTACTAATCACATAACTACTGATTGATCTTTTGTTTAGCATACAATAAATACAGTATGACTATTCAAAAGATTAAATCAGGACGTGTTACATCCATTGATGCCGACCAGTATGTTGGTGAAATTGGAATTATATTTTACAATCAAGAAATTGGCGATCTAAGACTATCCGACGGGGTTACTCTTGGAGGTATCCCTATCACTCTTGGTACCACTGGTAATCCTGCATCAGTAATATCAAGTAATACTCCTCCAACTTCTGAAAGTAGTGGAACATTTTGGTGGAACACTGCTGAACATAGATTATACCTTAGATATGACAATTCATGGAATCCTGTATCGTCGTCATCAGCAGCAACTGCTACTCAACTAGGTGCTGTTAAAATTGGAAGCGGCATTACTCTTAGTGCTGACGGAACAATTAGTATTGACTATACAGTAGGCGGGTTACTTGCATCAAGCATATATCCAGATGTTGACGGAACTATAAACCTTGGTAGTCCAGATGCTCGGTTTGCATCAATACATGCATTAACCGGGTATTTTGCAACAAACACCATTTATCTTGGTCAAGGAGCTATAACAGGTACAGCCGATGGTGGCATTTCATTACCAGCAGCAACACTTATTGGCGGCATAAATCCTGGTACTATTAAACTTAAAGGTGAAAAACCCTCAACCTCTGAACTAGAATTGTTAACCACTGCAATTATCGGTGATGGGTACATGGTGTTAGGCCATTTGTGGGTGTGTAATACTGACAACCCAATTGATTTAACACAATGGACCGATGTTGGTACTATCGCCGGTCCTCGAGGTACACAAGGTCCACAAGGCATCAAAGGTGATACTGGACTAACAGGTGACACAGGACCACAAGGACTAAAAGGCGATACAGGTGACACTGGACCACAAGGACCGATAGGGTTATCTATTGCTGCAAGTGAATCATTAGTTTGGTCAACTAACGGCAATTATCGCACACTTACCGGTTATAAAGAAAATGATGTCACTAACACAGTTAGGGTTGCAGAATTTTCAGGTAGTACATTACGATTAACATTAGCAACGTTTACACCAACCGTAAGTGCAGTGTCATCTGCAGGCTCAACATTAAATTGGGATATTCCTGCAACTGGATTTACTGTTACTGTTGATAATCCAGCTGACGTACCTACTCAATATATTAATAGTGTTGCAACAATTACACAATCAACTGGATCAATTTCTACAACACTTGGAAATTATACTGCAGGAGCGTATAGTGTTACACCTGCTGGAGGCGTAGATTGGAATCAAAGTTTTACTACTAACAATTCTACATCGTACATTAGATCCACTTCAACTTCTGCAACTGGTGGTACAGCAAGTGGAGTAGTTGCGTTTAATTATTATAACGGTACAACAACAGCTAGTTGGAGTACAACTACAACATTTTCAGTTAACTGGAATACAGTATCGCATTCAATTGCAATTACTGCATTAACTGGAAAAACATTCCTTGATGCGTATACTTCAACTACTTACACACCAACTGCATCAGCTATATCAGCAGGTAACAGAACATTTTTAATTAGCGGTACAAACGGAACAGTATCGTCAACTACTGCAAGTGGTACTATGACATTTACTGCTCCAATTAATCACAGTAACAAATCTACTGCTAGATATGTGACATTAACAACTACTGCATCTAGACCTGTTACAGTAACAGGCACTGCGTATAATGTTACGCTTGGTCCTGCAAATTCGTCTGATGTTGCAGCAGCTGCTAGTTTTACATATCCAACTTATTGGTTATGGACAGCCAGTGTACTATCAGTTCCAACTAGAGCTGACATAATTAATAATACTAGTGTTGAAGTTGGAGTTACTGTATTAGGTGATCAAGTTAAAACATTAGCAACACAATCAATTACAAATTCAAATGCAAATCCACGGGCGTTTTGGTTTGCAGTAAGAAGTTCAGCACCTCAACCAACTACATTTAAAACAGGGGCAAGTGCTGGATTATTAAGTGACGTATCATACACCAATGGCAGTACTGTTGCACTCGCACCCGATGCACCATTATCTGATTATGTTTCTGAAAATTATCAATTGTACGGAATTACTTTACAATCGGGTGCAACTTACGTGAGCATTTCATAATGGCAGCTAACTATGACGGGTTAACAAGAAACACTTGGCCAGGTACGTGGAGTCCTGCTACTAATGCGCCGATTGCATTAGATACAGAACTTCGTGGTACACTACAAAGTATTACTGGATTACCTAATGATCAACTAACTAATATACCTGGACAACGCATACAAGAAGGTATGTTAGTGTATATTAAAAACGAGTACGTATCTGGATCATATACTAGAACAGGTGATCGGTACTATACATACAAATTACAAAGCGGAGAAGTTAGAAGTACTTCTACAGGTGCAGTTCCTAATGCTGAAATAAATTGGAGCGAAGTTACATTTGGATCATCAGGATCATCGGGGTCAACCTATACATTACCAGTTGCATCTAGTACCACATTAGGTGGTGTTAAGATTGGCGCCGGTTTAGAAATCAATAATGGTATAATAAATGTTACCGGCACTACTACAAGTGCGCCAATTCGCAGAGCAACTGCACAATTATGGACAGATGTAAATCCAATATTAGGTGACGGTGAATTAGCATTTGAAATAGATACAAATACATTCAAACTTGGAGATGGCATATTACATTGGAATGATCTTCCATATGTATCGGGTGAGAAAGGGGATCAAGGTATTCCCGGGAACCAGATAAATAAAGTTATAGACATTCCTGACGTGAACAACACAGGGTTATTAGACGGCTCATTATTAGTATACAACGAAACAACAAGTCAATGGGACGTGCAAGCTTCACTGTTAAATCAAAACATGGACGGTGGCGAATTTTAAATAAGGGTAATTAAATGGCAAGCTCAAAAATCAGAATTAAAAGAACCAGTACCAGTGCAATAACTACTGGTACACTTGCAATTGGTGAATTAGGATATTCATCGTTAGCAGGTACCCAGTCAAATACTGGCGACAGATTATATATTGGGATAGGTGCAGCTGACGCAACAACTACTCCGGTACTATTAGGTGGTAAATATTTTACAGACATGATGAGTCATGTTCCTGGTACATTAACTGCAAGTTCAACAATTCTTGTTGATGCTAATAGTAAAATTGATGCAATTAACATTGGTAATATCACAATTACTGGTAGCACAAGTGTTATTAGTTCAACAAATACTGACGGTAATATTAAACTTAAACCAAATGGCGCTGGTTATGTTATTATTGAAGGAACCAACGCATTAGTACTACCATCAGGTACTACTGCTCAACAAAGTCCTGCATTAGCCGGCGCGGTTCGTTATAATTCAGAACGTTCAACATTTGAAGGGTATACCGGAACTAGCGGAAGCGGCAACTGGGCATCGTTAGGCGGTGTTAGATCAGTTGACGGTCTTACTTACATTATTGCAGAATCAGCACCAGGCGAAAGTGATGATATATTACATTTTTATGCAAGCAATGGCACATCTGCAGTTGAAGTTTCAAAATTAGATACTACCGGATTAAAATTACTACAATCTACTGCAAATGCAGGCAATGCTACTTCAGGTGCGTTACAAGTTGCAGGTGGTGCAGGTATTGGGGGCAATTTATGGATTGGCGGTGCGTTAACGACTACCGGTGTTTCGACATTCACTGATACTGCTACATTTAATAACGGTGTTACAATTTCCGGTAACACAACTGCTGCTTCTGAATATTTTAGAATTACTGATAGTTCGGCTACTAAATTCTTAGTAGATACAACATCTGGCAATACAACTATATCAGGCACGTTGAGCGCAGGTAATACTACACTTAGTACTTTAAGTGCAACAACTGGTTCATTCTCAGGTGATGTTGCAGTTGCTACTAATAAATTTACAATTGCTGCTGCAACAGGTAACACTGTAATTGCTGGTACATTAGGTGTAACTGGTAGTACTACGGTATCTTCTTTAAATGCAACAGGTGACTTATCTGTCGCTACTAATAAATTCACAGTTGCTTCTGCAACAGGTAATACTGCAGTTGCTGGTACATTAAATGCAACAGGTGACTTATCTGTCGCTACTAATAAATTCACAGTTGCTTCTGCAACAGGTAATACTGCAGTTGCTGGTACATTAAGTGTTACTGGACAAGCTGATGTTACTGGTAACTTTAACGTTAATACAAATAAATTTCAAGTAGTTGCATCATCAGGTAACACTACGATTGCTGGTACATTAAATGCTGGTAACTCTACATTAGGTACATTAAGTGCGTCAACTGGTTCATTCTCAGGTAACTTATCTGTTGCTACTGATAAATTTACAGTTGCGTCTGCAACAGGTAATACTGCAGTTGCTGGTACATTAAGTGTAACAGGTGCTACTACATTTGGCGATACTGTAGCAATGGGTGGCTACAAAATTACCGGATTAGCAGATCCAGTTGTTGCACAAGACGCTGCAACTAAAAATTATGTTGACACGTTAGCACAGGGTTTACGTATACGTGACACTGTAGATTTTGTAACATCAACTGACGTAGGTGCTGCATCATATACTCCAGGTGCCGGTACTGCTCCAAACTTAGGAGACGTAGGACCTGGTTCTTACTTAACATTTGCAACTACTCCGCAATTTACATATAGTTGGGATGGCGGCAGCGAAGTTGCAACATTTACTAATCATAGTCAATGCCGTGTATTAGTTATTGGTCAAACTGATGCTAAACAAAATGGTGTTTATGTGTGGGCAACTGCTACTACATTTGTTCGTGCAATTGACGCCGATTCATCATATGCAGTTAACAGTCTGTCAGCTACATTATCAACACTAACTGCAGTTGTAACATTAACATCTGGTAATACTTCAGCATTGTCAGAAGGTATGCCTGTATTTAAAGTTGGTGGAACTGGTATTTTAGGTTCAAATGCACGTATTTTAAGTATTAATAGTTCTACCCAAATTACATTAACAGTTAACCATGCTACTGCAGGTGCAATTAACATTGCAGCCGGTTATGGTAACTTCGGTGGTGGTGACTATTTTTATGTGTCTGACAGCGGATATGGTTATGTACAAACAACCGAAGGTGTAATTTTTGGTTCTTCTAATGTTAAATTTACACAGTTTGCTGGACAAGGATCGTGGCAAGCAGGTGCAGGACTATCATTAACCGGTAATACGTTTAGTGTCAACACTGCTAACGGTATTACAATAAGTGGCGGAAATGTACAACTTGCATCATCAGTTGCTGGTAACGGTTTATCATATGCATCAGGTGTATTAACAGTTGGCGGTACTGCAAATAGAATTACATCATCTGGTACAAGCATTGATATCGCAAGTACATACGTTGGTCAAACTAGTATTACAACATTAGGTACAGTTGGAACTGGTACTTGGAACGGTACTGCAATTGGTGCTACATATGGCGGTACTGGTATTACTTCATATGCTGCAGGGGACATTCTATATGCATCTGCAACTAACACATTATCAAAATTAGCAAAGGCGACCGATGGTCAAGTCTTAATGCTAAGTGGTGGCTTACCTACATGGTCTGACATAGACGGTGGTACTTTCTAAAAACTTAATATGGCACACATCTTACATAAACGAAGTTCGGTATCTGCAAAGGTACCGTTGGTTACTGATTTATTAGATGGTGAAATATCAATTAATACATATGATGGACGACTGTTTATTAAAAAAACAGCTAGTGGTGTCCAATCAATTGCCACACTTAGTAATAACTATAGTGATTTAATTAATACTCCTCAGGACTTGCAAACATCTGCAAGTCCTGCATTTACGAATTTATCAGTTACTGCTGCAACTAGTTCGACTTCTCCGTCTACTGGTGCATTAACCGTATCCGGTGGGGTCGGCATTGGTGGCGCATTACAAGTTGGTGGTGGTTTATCAGTTACAAATAACGGCTACACTTGGGCGTTTAATAATAGTGGTAAGATTACATTACCACCCGGTGGAGATATTGTTAATCAATCTGGTGCTAGTGTGTTGTTTAATACCACACCCGCATTAGGCACACCTGTAAGCGGTAACTTTAGTACCGGTACATTTACATGGCCTACTTTTAATCAGAACACAACAGGTACTGCAGCCGGACTTAGTGCAACATTGTCAGTAACTAAAGGCGGTACTGGTGCTACGTCACTTGTGGCTAACAGTGTAATTTTAGGTAATGGCCTGAGTGCAGTACAATCAGTTGCTCCTGGAATATCTGGTAATGTATTAACATCAGACGGGACTACCTGGACATCACAATCTGCTGCTTCAGTTGCATTGCCAACACAAACATCCAATACTGGTAAATTTTTAACTACAAACGGTACAAATGCTAGCTGGATACCAGTTACTAACTTAGTACCTACTGCTACTATAACTTCAGATTATACAGCAGGTATTAACGATTTAGTTAGATGTGATTCGGCTGCCGGCGCAATACATATTACAATGCCTGCATCACCCACAGATGGCACTGTGATAGGAATTGTTGATATAAATAATATCGCTGGTACTAATAATTTGATTATATATCCATCTGTTGGAAAAACTATTGAACGAGATTCAACATCGTATATTTTAGACATAAGTAGTGCATACGTAACATTTATCTATAATTCAGCAACTTCTAATTGGCAACTACTAGAAACACCAAGTGCTCCAGCAACTGCATCTGCATCTCCTGCATCTTCAGCCAATACAATTGCTATGTTAATAGCGTACGGAGGTTAATGATATATGGCAAACCCAAATATAATTGGTATTACTGGAATGTATGGTAATACAATCTGTTTAATTCCGCAAGTAGCTACATCAGTAGTATTCATAGCTAATCCTCTATCGAGCGGAAAAATTTTAAAAATAAATAACATCATGGCTACTAACATTGATAGTTCAGTAGCTGTTAATACAACTGTTTCAATATATTCAAACGGCTCAGTTGCACAAGGATCGGCACCTAGCGGTGGAACTGCATTTCCGCTAATTTATGCATTATCTATACCAGCCGGAGCTGCATTAACTATTATAGATAAATCAATCTACTTAACAGAAAATCAATCAATTGTAGTTACATCCGGAACTGCTAGCAAAATTAGTTATGCAGTTTCATACGAAGAATTATCATAAGGATATAACCTGTGGCTAAATGGAAAGGGAATATAATTAGTTTTAATCCTCAAGCTACTAGCGGAACTGCGTATACCGGTAAAGCAAATGGTATCTGGTCATGTGATATCGTAGGACAACTTAAACAAGCAGGTCTATGGGCATTAGGGATTACTCCTCCATCTGCTCCTGCTATTACTACAGCTACGATTGGCAACACGCAAATATCAATTATATTTACTGCACCTAGCACGTTAAATGGCTCTACTATTACTAGTTATACTGTTACATCTTCTGGTGGGCAGACTGCAAGCGGATCGTCTAGTCCTATTGTTATAACTGGGTTAACTAATGGAACAAGTTACACGTTTACTGTTGTTGCAAACAGTGCATCCGGTTCTAGTATAGCTAGTGCAACTGTTTCAGCTACTCCTACATCATTCACAGTGCCTGGCATTCCTACTATTGGAACAGCAACAATTTCTAGTGCGTCATCTGCTATGATTACGTTCACAGCACCGGCATCAAACGGTGGTACAGTTATTACCAGTTATACTGCAGTTAGCTCTCCCGGAGGCATTACCGGAACCTTATCTCAAGCAGGATCTGGTACTATTACAGTTAACGGATTAGCACAATTAACAACTTATACATTTACGGTATATGCTACTAATTCTGTAGGTAACAGTAGTAGTTCAACTGCAACAGGAAGTATATCAATGCCTGCAATTGATCCATATTTTAGTTCAGTTAGCTTATTATTAAGCGGTGACGGTGCAAATGGAGTAAACAACTTTACTGATTTAAGTATTGGCTCAAGAACTGTTACTACAGTAGGTAATACACAAGTTAGCACCGGTGTTAAGAAGTTTGGTACTGGATCGATATACTTTGACGGTGTGGGCGACTATTTACGGTGTGCAACTAACATGACATTATCTGCAGACTTTACAGTTGAATTTTGGTTTAATGTCACTGCGTTAACTGGTTATCATAGATTCTTTAATAATGAGTATGAAGGTGGAAAATATTTCTACTGTTATTACAATGGTACTGGAATTGTTACATACAATGTGGATTCAGCGTCACTAACAGGATATGGAACGTTTACAGCTAATACGTGGAATCATTTTGCTATAGTTCGCTCAGGTAGCACAACTAACATGTATTTGAATGGTACATCTGTTGCATCTTGGAATGGTACGACTAGTTTCCCATTTACATATACACAATTAAGTTCCGATGGGGAAGAAATGCAAGGTTATCTCGATGACTTCCGTATTACTAACGGCGTAGCAAGATACACTAGTAATTTTACTCCATCTACTACTGCATCACCAACGCAGTAAACTAATTTTTAATAAATACATAATATAAGTGAAGGAACATATATGTCTAAATTATTATCCACGTCTCTTAGAGGTTCAAACTACGGTACATTACCAGTAGAGAATGGCGGTACAGGAATAACCGCAGTCGGTACCTCTGGAAATTTATTAACTAGTAACGGGTTTGTATGGGTTAGTTTACCTGCACCTATTTCGTTACCAACACAAACTGCCAACGGTGGTAAGTATTTAACAACCGATGGTACTTCTGCAAGTTGGGCTGCAGGTACCGGTACTGGAACATTAGTTTTATCAACAAGTCCGACATTAGTTACACCTATTTTAGGTACACCAACTAGTGGCACGTTAACTAACTGTACAGGCTATACATTTACAAACATTGCATCTAAACCAACTACGTTATCTGGATATGGAATTACTGATGCAATTAATTCATCACTGATTGGTGCAGTATCTGGTATTGCTCCATTAGGTAGTGATTCAAAGATTGCAGCAACGTACCTTCCAAGTTATGTTGATGATATTTTAGAATACGCAAACTTAGCAGGTCTTCCAGGTACTGGTGAAACTGGTAAAATTTACGTAGCAATTGACACTAATAAAATCTATCGTTGGTCTGGATCTGCATATATTGAGGTTAGTCCAACAGTTGGTAATTCAGATACTGCAACTAAATTAGCAACTGCTAGAAGTATTGCAGCATCAGGTGATGCAACTTGGACTGTTAGTTTTGATGGATCTGCTAACGTAACTGCAGCTATTACATTAGCTAGCATAGTATCTGCAGGTACTGGTACTAAAGTAACATATAATGCAAAAGGTTTAATTACTGGGTCAACTACATTAACTGTTAGTGATATTACTGATATCGCAACTTCTTACCAAGCAAAAAATGCAAACTTAACTAGTATTTCTGCATTATCAACTGCAACTACCGGTTTAATTGTATTAACTAACGGAGTTGCATCGTTAGATACTTCAACACACTTAGTATCCGGTGGTGCATTAGGTACACCTGCAAGTGGTACATTAACTAATTGCGCAGGGTTACCATATAGTGGGTTAACTGGCACAGTTCCTACTTGGAACCAAAACACATCCGGTACTGCAGCTGGACTTAGTGCTACACTAGCAGTAACTAGTGGTGGTACTGGTGTTACTACCAGTACTGGTACCGGTAATGTTGTATTATCAAATAGCCCAACATTAGTTACTCCTATTTTAGGTACACCAACTAGTGGTGATTTAACTAATTGTACAAACGCAACAGCGTACTCATTAAAATCAGCTAGTACAATCGTTAGTATAAGTGCAGCATCTGCACCAGCTTCTGGACAAGTACTTACAGCTACTAGTTCAACTACAGCAACATGGCAGGCTATTAACGGTCTACCAACCCAAACTAGTAATGGTGGGAAATATTTAACTACTGACGGTACTAATGCATCATGGTCAGCTGTAGGTTTAACAGCTACTCCTGTAAAAACTGCAAATTATACTGCAGTTGCTAATGACTTAGTTAGATGTAATTCTACTGCTGGCGTATTTAATATAGTATTTCCGGGAACTCCGGCAGATGGTACAATTATAGGTGTTATTGATATAAATGAAACATTTGGAACAAACAACATAACAATAATACCAACTAACGCATATATCGAAGGTGACGCTAATGGCTATGTATTAGATATTACCGGCACTTATGTATCGTTTATCTATAACGTGTCAACTACAAACTGGCGATTACTAGTAACACCAACACCATCAGCAGCTGGAACAAGCCAAGCCACTGTTAGCAAATCAATGGCACTGTCTATAATCTTTGGAGGAATATAATGGCAAACCCGAATATAGTTAACGTCTTATCAATTTATGGTAAAACTACTTTTTTAACCCCAGCAGTAACAACAAATGTTGTATTATTAGCAAATGCTACTGGTTCTGCTAATAGTATTAAAGTAAACAATATCTTAGTAGCAAACGTAGATGGAACTTCAGCTATTTCAGCTACAGTTGCTCTATATACAAACGGATCAGTTGCACAAGGATCTGCTCCTACTGGCGGAACTGCATATCCAATTATATATCAAGTTTCAATTCCAGCCGGCTCTACAATCTCTATTTTAGATAAAACTATCTACTTAGAAGAAAACGTATCATTAGTAGTAACTTCTGGAACAGCTAGCAAAATAACATATACAGTATCCTACGAAGCTATTTCATAAGGACTAGATCATGTCAAATAGAAGACTAGTATCAGTAGCAGCAGTGTCAACAAGTGGTACTGCTTATACTGGTAGAGCTAATGGTATCTTTTCAACAAATGACCAAGCTAAATTAAAACAAGCTGGAAATTGGCCTATTGCTATTACAGCACCTGGTGCTCCAACTATCAACACCGTAACAGCAGGGACGCTTCAAGTATCAATTGCATTTTCTGCGCCTAATATGTTAAACGGGGCTACCATCACCAACTATACTGTTACCAGTTCAAGTGGTGAAACCGCTACTGGTGCTGTTAGCCCGATAGTGATTACCGGATTAACCCCTGGAACTAACTATACCTTTACTGTTGTCGCTAATAGTGCGTCTGGAAATAGTGTGGCTAGTTCAACCAGTAGTAGTGTAACACCGCTTGCACCTCCACCAGGTCAGCAAGCATATACTACACCTGGAACGTATACATGGATTGCGCCAGCTGGTATTACTTCAGTATCTGCAGTAGCTGTTGGAGCTGGTTCTGGTCCGGGCATATCTGCGTCAACGGCTACTGCTAAACGTGGCGGTGGTGGCGGTGGTGGTCTGTCATGGTCAGCAAGTTTAGCTGTAGTCTCTGGTCAATCTTACACTGTTGTAGTTGGGGCAGCTGGCACACCAACTTCTGAATCAGCTCCAGTTTCTGGAGGTAGTTCTTCTTTTAACGGACTTATCGCTAACGGTGGTAATGGTTCTCTTGGAGGTACTGGTACAAAAGGTAATGGCGGTAATGGCGGAGCTTCTGTAAGTCTTGGTGGCGGTGGAGGAGGCGGTGCTGGTGGTTACTCTGGTAAGGGCGGTAATGGTAGTGACTCTACAGCTAGTTCACAATATGTAAATGCTAATGCTAATGCACAATATAACGGCAATGGTGGAGGCGGTAGTGGAGGTATTGGGGGCGCTGACTATTATCCCTCTGTTTCCTTTGGCTATAGAGGAGGTTATGGCGGTGGTGTAGGTATATTAGGAGAAGGAGCTAGTGGAATATGCTATAATCATATTGTTAGTAACAATACTGAACATGATGGGAACCCAGGCTCCGGTGGGAGCAGTAACACTTTTGGTGGCGGCGGTGGTGGTGCTTCTGTTAATAATGGGGGAGGTTATAGGGGGTCAGTCGCTGGCGGTAATGGAGCAGTTAGAATAATCTGGGGAACCAATAGAGCATTCCCTTCAACAAATACAGGTGACATGTAATGGAATTAGAACTTTATATAGAAATAGAAAACGGTGTAGCTATCAATCATCCAATATTAGGTGATAACTTTCGACAAGCATTCCCGGATATTGATACAAATAATTTACCAAGTAATTATGCTAAATTTACGAGATGTCCAGCTCCTAAATTAGGACCATATGACATATACAAAGGTAATAGTTATGAACTTGTAGACGGAGTGTACACAGATGTACATACAATCGAACAGGTTACAGATGAAGAAAAATTAGCATTACAAAATATTGCAAAAGAACAATGGAACAACACATACCCTTCGTGGGTGTTTGATGACGCTACATGTGCATTTATTCCGCCAGTTGAATATCCAGATGACGGTAGTTTATATACCTGGAATGAAACTGATCAAACGTGGAACTTAGCTCCAGAGCAACCATTAGATATACCTACGGAATAATCAAATGTCAAATAGAAGAATAGTTTCAGTAGCAGCAGTAGCAACAAGTGGCACTGCGTATACTGGTAGAGCAGACGGACTGTTTTCAACAAACGATCAAGCTAAACTAAAACAAGCAGGTGCATGGCCAACTGCTATTGCAGCACCAGCTGCACCTACTATTGGAACTGCAACAGCTGGAACCGCACAAGCATCAGTGTCATTTACTACACCAAGTTCATTAAATGGCGAAACTATTACTAGTTATACAGTTACTAGTTCACCCGGCGGTGTTACTGCAACTGGTGCAAGTAGTCCAATAGTAATCACTGGGTTAACTAATGGTATCACCTATACATTTACTGTTGTTGCTAATAGTGCATCTGGTTCTAGTATTGCTAGTTCATCGGCATCTGTATTAATAGTAAGTGTGCCGGCTGCGCCTACTGGTGTGACAGCAACTGCAACAGCATTTGACACTGCGACAGTTACATATACTGCTCCTACAAGTAATGGCGGTGCAACGATTACATCTTACACTGCTACATCAAATCCCGGAGGAATTACCGGTACGTTAACTCAAGCAGGTTCAGGAACTATTACAGTTAGTGGCTTACTTCCGTCAACCGCGTATACATTTACTGTTACTGCTACTAACTCACAAGGTGTAAGTACACCAAGTTCATCAAGTAGTATTACAACACTTGCGTTACCACCTGGTGATAGCACATACACTAGTGCTGGTTCTTACACTTGGGTTGCGCCAGCAGGCGTAACTTCTGTGCGGGTTAGAGGTATCGGTGGCGGTGCAGGTGGTGACAGTGGCTATAGGGGCGGTGGCGGCGGTGGCGGCGCGTTTATGAGTGTTCTTTCTGTTACGCCCGGTAGTAGTTATACTGTAATAGTCGGAGCAGGAGGTTCGGCATACTCAAATGGCGGGACTACTTCTTTCTCTGCCGGAGGTGCTGGGTACGGTGGGTACCCACCAACTGGATACGGCAGTGGCGCGCCGGGTGGTAGTGGAGGTAGTGCAAGTGGAAACATAGTGGCATATACTGGAGGTGCAGGCGGTTCTCCAGGCGGAGCTAACGGAGCACGGGGAAATGGATCTGGGGGATTTGGAGGTACTAGTGTACCTGGAGACGGCGGCGGTGGGGGTGCTGCAGGCACCGGAGATACCTATACTGTTCCATCCGGTGGTGGTGGTGGATCTTCACATGGGTGGGACGGAGGAGCGGGTGGGACCGGATATTACGGTGGTACCAGCGGGACTAACGGTAGAACGGACGGTTATAACAATGGTGGAACAGGTGGGGATCACGGTGGTGGTGGTGGATCAGGCAACTGGGGCGGCGGAACTGGCGGTGTAGGATACTTAAAAATTAATTGGCCATCATGATGATACAGCTAGTAAGAATAAAATAACGGATATTAGGATAGTGTTAACAAGATTGACAAATAGGAAAATAAATGCCATATAATCATTCAATAAAAGCAGCTAGTCCAAGTGGCACTGCGTATACCGGTAGAGCCGACGGACTGTTTTCATTAAATGAACAAGTCCGTTTTAAATCAAGTGGATTGTGGGCAATTGCTATTGCAGCACCAAGTGCACCTACGATAACATCAGTTACGGTTAGTGGAACACAGGTATCGGTTGCGTTTACTGCACCTAGCGCACTAAACGGCTCTACTATTACTGGATATATAGTAACCAGTTCAGGTGGGCAAACTGCAAGTAGTGCAAGTAGTCCAATAGTAGTTACTAATTTAACAGCCGGTACTAGTTATACATTTACAGTAGTTGCCAATAGCACCAATGGTAATAGTATCGCAAGTGCAACATCATCTAGTTATCTAATAACACTATCTATTGGACAAGCATATGGCGGCGGATTTTATGGAGGTAAGATTAATGTTTCTGGTACGCAATATTATCTAATTGTTGCCCCTAAAGCATCTGGAGAAGGCGGTGGTATAGCATGGAATCCATCTACATGGACAGACTTTGGAATTACGTCAGCTATCAATGGCCCAACAAACAGCGCGTCATTAGCAGCACTTAATTTTAATAATCAAGTAGCTACGGTCTGTGAGGGGTTAACTATAGGTGGTTATAGTGATTGGTATTTACCAGCTATAAATGAATTAGAAGTTTTGTATTATTTCTTAAAGCCTTCAACAACTGCAAATATTACTTCTGTTGGGTCAAATGCCAACGCAGTATCACCAGAGCCAATTAGCACAAACCATACTAGTGGTTCACCTGCTCAAACTAGTGCAGGTATCGGCTTTAGAGCTGGTGAAACGAATGCGTTTAACTTGTACTACTATTGGTCTTCTACTGAGAGCAGTTATTCCAGCGCATGGTTTCATGACTTTATAGATGGCAATCAGATCGCCAACAATAAGCAATTTACTGGTGCCTACTACAGAGCTGTTCGCAGAGTTTTAGTATAGTAAACAATAAAAAAAGGAAAATAAACATGTATATTCAAATAACAAACATAGATGCACACACAAAAATATTATGTACTTCAGAGCCAATGCGTACTGGACCGGCACTACCGGATGTTAAGGGATTCCAGTTTGTTTTTGCAAATGAATCTACTTACCCTATTAGCACTAATGCTGATGGTTCATATGCCGAAACTCCATTGTATTACGGTACATGCGACGACGATGCAGACACTTCGTTAACTGGTATTGTAAAAGTGTTAACTGAAGAAGAATTTAATGATGATAAACAAGCAGAGTTAACTGCAAGACAACCCTACCCATCTTGGATTAGTGATATTAATACAATGACGTGGAATCCACCAGTTGCATATCCAGATGATAACAACCGCTACTATTGGGACGAACCAACTGTAAGTTGGGTTGAGCAAACTCCAGTAGTAGAACTTCCATGAAAACATTTGAACTAGGCTATTTTGGTAATATCTGGGTAAAGCAAAACGTTTTAGAATTAGCCGGTGAATCATACGGCGGGCACGAACATAAGTTTGACCATGTTACATTACTTGTATCAGGTAAAGTTCAGGTTGAAATTGAAGGTCACGATCCTAAAGAGTTTACTGCACCTACCTTTATAGTTATTCGTAAAGAACACCAACACAAAATTACTGCAATAGAAGATGGTACAGTGTATTACTGTGTATATGCACTACGTAACATGGATGGTGAAGTTATTGAAGACATTTATGGTGAACAACATGATCCTGAATCTGCAAGCGCACGTAATGACGGATATTGGGATAGTGTTAACAAAATTAACAAATAGGAAAATACATGTCAAATAGAAGACTAGTATCAGTAGCAGCAGTGTCAACAAGTGGCACTGCGTATACTGGTAGAGCTAATGGGATATTTTCAACAAATGACCAAGCTAAATTAAAACAAGCAGGTGCATGGCCAACGGCTATATCTAAGCCAAGTGCACCAACTGCTGCTAGTGCAACTGCTGGTATTTTACAAGCAACAGTGGCATTTACTACACCAAGTTCATTAAATGGCGAAACTATTACTAGTTATACAGTTACTAGTTCACCTGGCGGTGTTACTGCAACTGGGGCAAGCAGTCCAATTACAGTATCTGGGTTAACTGTTAATTCTAGTTATACATTTACAGTAGTTGCTAACACTGCGTCAGGTGCTAGTCTTTCTAGTTCATCAAGTAGTAGTATAACAATAGTTGCAATAACATATTCAGATGAAGTGTTTAGCACTTATTTATATACCGGCAACGGTGCAACGCAAACTATTAACAATGGCATCGACTTAGCTGGTAAGGGTGGGTTGGTTTGGGTTAAACGTCGGACAGTAGGAGCTGACCACATCCTGTCTACAACAGATCGTCCAGTTGGTAACCGTGTAGTCACAAATAGTGCAACAGCAGAAGTTAATACCGGTACCGGATTTGTTAATAGTTTTGGTAGCACTGGATTTACCGTAGGTAACGGTAATGACGTTAATGCTAATATGGGTAGCTATGTATCATGGACATTCCGCAAAGCACCAAAGTTTTTTGATATTGTTACGTATACCGGTACAGGCAATCAGCAGACGTTATCTCACAATTTAGGTGTTAAACCAGGTATGATAATAGTAATTAACTTATCAAGTACCTACAATCGATATACATGGCATAATAGTATACCATCGCTGAATTATATATTTCTAGACGGGACATCAACACCAGCTTACGCATCAGGTAACCCTTGGATAAATGAACCAACCTCTACACAATTTACTGTAGGTGGGTTTAGTGCTGTTCAATTCTCCGGTCATCAGTTTGTGGCATACTTATTTGCACATGATACTTCGGCTACTAGCATGATAAAGTGTGGGTCGTTTACAGGGCCAAGCACAACACTAGATGTAAATATTGGTTTTGAAATTCAATATTTGTTAATTAAAAGAACTGATGCTGCTGGTAATTGGTATATTCAAGACATAATGCAAGGTATGCCGCTTTCTGGTTACGGTTCAGTATTAAGTGCAAATACAGCAGACGCGACAATGGGGTTATCTGCACCGATAATTTATCCAAATGCAACAGGATTTACAGTCGTAAATGGCTCTGGCGTTACCGCGTCTGGTGGGACTTACATCTATATGGCAATCCGCAGACCTAACAAACCGCCGACAACGGGGACGCAAGTTCTGTATATAGGCACAGACGTACCATATGCTTCAATCGCTACTGGATTTGCTACAGATATGTTCATTTGCGACGGACGGGCTGATGGCAACCCTAGCTTTATCGCAAGTAGATTAACTTCTGGATATATGTATTCAGCATACACAGACGGAGAGCAAGGTATGGGCAATTGGGATAGGGCTAATAATACTGCTATTCAGACATTATGGAGTGACCCTATAAATTACTGTTTCAAACGCGCCCCCGGATTCTTTGATGTGGTTTGTTATACAGGTGACGGCAATGTAAATACATCATTTACCCATAATCTAGGTGCGGTTCCTGAATTTATTATTTTTAAACGTAGAGATGCAGCAAGTTATTGGATGGTATATCATAAAAATGGCGGTACGTTTAACGGGAACTCATTAATAGCAGCATTAAATACAACTGATAATTTCTTTGCACAAACCTCCGACTTTGCTACTTTCCCAACATTAACAGGGTTTAATACACAAAACGGCACTTTTAATACCAGTGGCGGTAAATATGTCGCTTACCTCTTTGCTACACTAGCAGGTGTTTCAAACGTCGGGTCATATACAGGCAATGGCAGTTCACAAACAATAAATTGTGGGTTTACCACCGGTGCTAGATTTATATTAATTAAACGAGCTAATTCAACCGGCGATTGGTATATATGGGATTCTGTTAGAGGTATTACTGCAGCTGCAAATGATCCGCATTTGTCACTTAATAAAACTTCAGCCGAAGTAACAATTGATGACTCAATTGATCCAGCTAATTCAGGATTTATTGTAAAACAAAATGCAACAACTAATATTAATGTTACGAGTGCAACTTACATATTTTTAACAATCGCATAAAGGAAAACAAATGCCATATAATCATTCAATAAAAGCAGCTAGTCCAAGTGGCACTGCGTATACCGGTAGAGCAGACGGACTGTTTTCATTAAATGAACAAGTCCGGTTTAAATCAAGTGGATTGTGGGCAGCACCACTGTCTGCTCCAGTTGCACCAACTATCGGAACTGCAACATACAATTTTAGTACTAGTCAAGCATCAATTACGTTCACTGCTCCTAGTTCATTAAACGGCTCTACAATTACCGGATATACAGTAACTAGTTCAGGTGGACAAACTGCAAGTGGTGCAAGTAGTCCAGTAGTAGTTACCGGATTAACAGCCGGTACTAGCTACACATTTACAGTTGTTGCTAATAGTAATTGTGGTAATAGTGCTGCTAGTGCAGCAAGTAATAGCATGTCAACATTAGCTGCAGGTCAGCAAGCATATACTACTGCAGGTACTTATACTTGGATTACGCCAGCCGGTGTAACTTCAGTTTCTGTTGTTGCAGTCGGTGGTGGTGGAGCAGCATACGATCAAACACACCCAACAACTGCAGACGTTAATGGCGGTGGCGGTGGAGCACTTTCCTACATCAATAACATGACTGTCATTCCCGGAAATTCCTACACCGTAGTAGTGGGTGCCGGCAAGTCAAAGCAAGGAGGTGCCGGTGGAGCCAGTTCATTTAATACGAATTCATGTATTGCCAACGGTGGCGGAATGGGCGGCTATAACTACGGTGGCGCTGGCGGAACCGTTGGTGCTGGTACGGGAGGTAGCGGTGGTGCCGGAGGGGTACAGGGGGATTATGGGACAAACGGAGGGGGAGGCGGTGCTGGAGGCTATGCCGGCACTGGTGGATTAGGGGGAAGCTACCCTAGCCCAAGTAGAGGTAATGGTACAGGTGGCGCAGGTGCGGGGGGTTCTTATGACTATTGTGGAGCAGGTGTTGGTATTTTAGGGCAGGGAAGCGATGGAATAAATGGCGGAGGCGGCAGTGGTGGCGCAAACTCTACTCCCGGTGGAGGCGGTGCGTATGGCGGTGGCGGTGGCGTGTCGGGTGCTGGTGGTAGTGGAGCAGTACGAATAATATGGGGATCTGGTAGATCATTCCCCTCAACAAATACAGGTGACGTGTAATATAAAAATACTTACTTAATAAATAAACTTTAATAAATACTGTAAAGGAGTATTAATGGCTAAAAAATTATCATCATCATTAAGACCTGATACAATTAATACAGTATCGAATGGTGGAACTGGTGTAAGTACATTCCCATTAAATAGTGTAATATTAGGTAACGGTACTAACGGACTGAAATCCGTGCTACCAGGTACTGCTAATAATGTGTTAACAAGTGATGGTACTACATGGGTATCACAAACTGCACCTGTCTCATTGCCAACACAAACTAGTAATTCAGGTAAGTACCTAACAACAGACGGAACTACTGCACTTTGGAGTACAATTAGTTCCGGTTTGGTTGCAACTGCAATCAAAACTGCATCCTATACTGCAAGTGCAAATGAATTAGTAAGATGTAATACTATTTCAAGTGCGTTTAATATAACATTCCCTGCATCTCCAAATGATGGTGCTATTATTGGTATAATTGACATTAATAATACGTTTGCTAATAATGCAATTACATTATTAGCAAACGGTAATACTATTGAAGATGACAGTGTTGGATTTATGTTAGATGTGAGTGGTACGTATGTGTCGTTTATGTACACAACGTCTACAGCAAATTGGAAGTTGTTAGAAACACCATCAGGCACGTCGTCTGCATTTTGGAACGGGTTTACTGGATCAGGTAATGTTGTACTTTCGACAAGTCCGACATTAGTTACACCTATTTTAGGTACAGCATCTGCTACATCAATCACATTATCTACTGCATTGACTGTAGCAAACGGTGGCACTGGGTTAACTGTAGTTGGTGCATCCGGTAATGTGTTAACTAGTAACGGATCTGCATGGGTGTCACAAGCTGCGCCTATATCATTGCCAAGTCAAACTGGTAATTTAGGTAAGTACCTAACAACAGACGGAACTACTGCATCTTGGACGACCATACCAAAAACTGTTTCTGTGTTAACAAGAAACGGTACAACGCTTTCTAATATTGCAGTAACTATTAATTATGTAGCAGTATTATCACGTTCCAACATATCAATTCAAGTGAGTATAACTTAATGACAGCAAGATATCCCGTAGTACTTAACGGTGCAACATTTCAAGAATTACAAATCGGCGACACCTTAGCAGGTCAAGCTGAATCCGGTGCTAACAGTGATATTACCTCGTTAACTGGGTTAACTACTGCATTAAGTGTAGCGCAAGGCGGAACTGGTGTTACAACTTCAACCGGTACTGGAAATGTTGTATTATCAACAAGTCCATCATTAGTTACACCTATCTTAGGTACGCCAACAAGTGGTACACTTACAAATTGTACAGGTTACACATTTACAAACATTGCATCTAAACCAACTACATTATCCGGATATGGCATTACTGATGCTATTTTATCTTCAACAATTGGAGCAGCATCTGGTATTGCACCATTAGGCAGTGATTCAAAAATTGCATCTACTTACTTACCTAGTTATGTTGATGATGTATTAGAGTATGCAAACTTAGCAGGGTTTCCAGGTACTGGCGAAACTGCTAAAATTTATGTTGCATTAGATACAAATAAAATTTATCGCTGGTCTGGATCTGCGTATATTGAGATTAGTCCAACAGTTGGTAATTCAGATACTGCTACCAAGTTGGCAACTGCTAGAAGTATTTCAACTACCGGTGACGCAACATGGACTGTTAGTTTTGACGGGTCTGCTAATGCAACCGCAGCTATAACGTTAGCAAGTGTTGTAACTGCTGCTACTGGTACTAAAGTAACATATAACGCAAAAGGCTTAATTACTGGGTCAACTACGTTAACAGTTAGTGATATTACAGACATTGCAACTAACTATCAAGCAAAACATGCAAACTTAACTGCAGTTGCAGGATTGTCAACTGCAACTACTGGATTAATTAAATTTACAAACGGCGTAGCATCATTTGATAGTAACACGTATGTAATATCCGGTGGTGCATTAGGTACACCAACGAGTGGCACACTTACAAATTGTACATTCCCAACGTTAAATCAAAACACAACTGGTACTGCAGCTGGACTTAGTGCTACACTAGCAATAGCAAGTGGTGGTACTGGTGCAACATCAGCATCAGCTGCGCTAACTGCATTAGGTGCGCAAGCTGCGTTATCAAATGCTAGTACATCAGTAAGTGGTATATTAACTTCTACAGACTGGAATACATTTAACTCTAAGCAAGCTGCTCTAGTATCTGCAACTAATATTAAAACTGTCAATGGCACAACATTACTAGGTAGTGGTGATTTAGTTATTAGCGGAGGTGGCAGCTCTACCAAAACAATTGCAAATAAAACAGCCGCTTATACAGTTATAGCTGGGGACTTAGGGAAAATAATTAACTGCACTAGCAATACATTTACCGTCAGCTTAACTGCTGCTGCAACACTAGGTGCTGGGTTTACTTGTACGATTTGGAATACGTCTAATACCTATACTGATGTTATTACGATTGACCCTAACTTAGCTGAAACAATTGATAGTATTGCCACGCTTACATTGCAACGAGGTGAAGGTTTAGACATTGTGTGCGATGGAACTGGCTGGCAAGTAGATAATAAAAAGCCAATGCGCATGTATGCTGAGAATCTAAGTGTCTATTGGGCTAGACCAGTCTGTTCAGGTAATGGAGCAATAGCAATAGGTGAAGCATCGTCATCATCTGGTTTAGAATCTTATGCATTTGGGTATGGTGCAAATGCATCTGGACAAGAGGCATTAGCAATTGGTACACGGGCTAATGCCGCTTCAAACTTTTCAACAGCAATTGGTGAAAATTCAACACAGCAAGGCTCAAAAACTGTAACAGGCGCAGGAGCAATGGCACTTGGCGGTTCTTACGCTTCTGGTGCAGATAGTTTCGCAGCAGGTATAGTCAATAATACGAGTTCGTATGGGGCTACAGGGCCCAATAGCTTTGCGTTTGGGCCATCAGCTAAAGCAACGTCTACTTGGGCCATTGCAATGGGTAATGGTTCAATAGCTAGTTACTACTCATCAATTGCGTTAGGCTATCAAGCAAATTGTTCTGGTCTTAGCGCGATTGCAATAGGGCAAGGCGCTAGTGCTTCAGGTAATGGCGCAATAGCCTTAGGAGGCGCAGGTAGTTCAGTAAGTGCTAATGCAACTGCAAATAGCCCATGCTCTGTCGCAATATCTGGAGGATTAGCTAATCAAACCGGAAAATTTGCATTTACAGCAACAAAATTTGCAAATCAAGGCGATGCTCAATTTGGAAAACTAGTTCTAAGTGCAGAAACAACTACTACGACAGCAGTACCATTAGTTTCGGATAAATATTCCTCTGCTACGCCCGCTATTAGTACTAGTAATCAACTTATCGTAGCAACAAACCAAGCTATGACATTCTTTGGCACTCTAATTGCCAAGCAATCTGCATCTGCTAATATGGCAAGTTATCTAATTAAAGGGTCAATCGTTAATAACGCAGGTACTGTGAGTATCTCTAGTATAGCTATTGAAACAATAGTTGACACTATAGGTTTAACAACACAACCTACGTTTACAGTTGACGCAACTAATAAAGCACTTACTGTAACCAGTGGTGCAAAAGCAACAACAAATATTAGATGGGTCTGTAATTTAGATTCTGTTGAAGTAACTTACGCATAAATAAAATACAATAAGGAATATAACATGGCAATACAATTAGATTTAGCAACATCAAACTACGGTGTACCATTTGAAGGTGCATATTTTAGAGTAGTAACTGCATCAATTTCACGTCAACGCAGCGCATTATTTTCAGTAATGATTGACGTAGTTGGATATGCTACTAAACCAACAAATGACGATACAAAAGACATTGATTTTCGTAGATATCATGCACCTTTAGATCAAGTAGAATCTCAAGATGGCACTGCATTTTTAGAAAAAGTTTATAACTGGGTAGCAGCTCAAGACGACATGACAGGCTCTACTGGAGTTTAAAAATGGCAATTTTATTAAATCATGCTACTGATACAATCGCATCTGCTTCCGGAGTTGGAATCCAAATAACATCAATTGGTGTGGGAACAAGCGCGTCTGGTACAGGTGGTGAGATTAGAGCCACCAACAATATTACAGCATATTATTCAGATAACCGATTAAAAACAAATATTAAAGTAATACCAAATGCATTAGATAAAGTTTTAAAAATAAGCGGAGTAACATTTAATGCAAATGACGTTGCTGCTAGCTTTGGTTATATTAATCGAGATGATCAAGTTGGTGTAATTGCACAAGAAATTGAAGCAGTATTGCCTCAGATTGTTGTGCCTGCTCCGTTTGATATTGGCAAACATGACGATGGCACTGAATATTCAATTAGTGGTGAAAATTATAAAACTGTACAATACGAAAAACTAGTACCGTTGTTAATTGAAGCAATTAAAGAACTGACGATTGAAGTTAACAAATTAAAAGGTATCAACTAATGAAAGATTATTCTTGGGAAATATTATCGTTATATACAACTCCATCAGTTGATAACTTATCTAGTGTAGTTAAACGAGTTACATGGCGATATCAAGTTAAAGAAACAACCTATGTTGCTGATGTTTATAAAGAAACTTATTTTAATTCAGTAGATCCGCATAACTTTATTGATTATAATAGTTTAACTGCTGAAACTGTGTTTAGCTGGATTGAACAAGTTGAAGATATTAACAAAGTTAAACTAGAATTAGATGAAAAATTGTTATTAGTAAAAACTCCAGTCATTGTTGAAAAAGAAATACCATGGGATCAAACTATAGGATACGCAGGAACTGAACAGTTTGTGCTTACATTAAATAATGATATAATTTTAGGTCCATTGAATTGGAGCAGCAGCGAATTTAATAAAGTATTAAATCAACACGGTTCTAATGATATGTTAAGTTCAGATATGTTAGCATACAAACACGGTGTGGTGCCTATAAATAATCCATTAGTAATATCCGATACACTAAAAATATATCAAGTTGGAGAAATTATTAACGATACCGGATTTGATAATATATTGTTTAATGGAACTGATATATCTTGGGATTTAACCTCAGGTAAAGCAATTGGTACATACACTCCTACTCAACTTTCAATTGAACATATTAAGACAACACTTAAACAAAATCATAGAAATAAATTAGATGCATTGGAGATGACTCCAATTGAGGTTGATATAGACGGAGTTACATTTACTATTTCAGCGACTAATTGGGGGCGATTGTTTATTATGACTAAACTTCTACGATTAGCAGATGGTGAAAGTTGTGGTTGGTATAATAATAAAGTTAAAGTTTCTGTAACAAAAGATCAATTGATGATCATGTTAATCGCTGTAGATGATTATATTGATTCGTTATTAGATCAAGAAATTCCAAAAATTGTAGAAATTGATAGCTGCACCACTATTAGTCAACTAAAACAAATAGAGATATAATATGGCATTACCCACAGCAGGATCAGCAATATCCTTAAATCAAGTTAATGTAGAACTTGCGTTAACTGGTACTACTTCTATTCAAATGAATCAAACAACTGTCCGTACTTTGTTTGTAAAACCTAGTGGTACTATTGCAATGAGTGATGGGCACGGTAAGAGTAACGCACCTACCGTTACATCTGTCGTTGTATCTGGTTTTACAGGAACCTACACATGGACAAATTATACAACAGTAGCGTGGACCGTACTAATTACGTACACAAACGGTTCAACAAGCACTGATTGTACACTATTAACATGGGGGCAGTATACTGGGACGTTTAATACAGGTACCACTGTTGTTGTTGGATTTAAACCATTAGTAGTTACAGCTGCGAATGTAAAACTATCTACTACTACAGGCAATGTAGGTAGTGGTACCGGATATATTAAAGCAGTCGCAGGGAACGGAATAGCGGGATACATAAATGTTACGTGGATGTGTTTACCGTTAAAAACATTAATTACTATGTCTGATAATACACAAAAACCAATGGGTGAAATCAAAGTTGGTGATACCGTAAAAGCAATTGATCCACATACTCATGAAATGTCTAACGAAAAAGTAACTTTTGTTTTAGACACCAATACATCATATAACTTAATACGAATAACCTGCGCAAATAATTCTATAGTAGAGCCAACACCAGAGCATGAAGTATGGATACGTAGAAACGGTGTTACTATGTGGGTAGAATCAAAAGATGTATTAGTTGATGATGAGCTTTTATCAGCAGATCTATCATATACTGGTGTAACCTCGGTGGACCCTATTCATTGCGATGACGGCGTTCAAGTTGGTAATATATCTGTTGCAAATGCAAAAGTTTATTTTGCAGAAAGATTATTAATGCATAACACAGGCTAAATAATGACTCATATTGTACTTGAATCAACCCCAGAACACGAAGTTTGGATACGAAGAGATGGCATTACGTTTTGGTGTGAAGCTAAAGATGTTCAAGTAGGTGATGAATTATTATCTGAAAACTTAGAATATGTGAGAGTACTTTCAGTTGAACCAATTCATTACCCTAACGGTATCGATGTTGGTAATATATCAGTTGCAAACGCAAAAGTATATTTTGCAGAACGTCTATTAATGCATAACACGTAATCATGTTTGATATTATAGTACTGTCTAGTTCTAAAATGGTAAACCATGTATTAGATCAAACATTGAAAGCTGATTCAAATTCATTTCATATTATAACACCATTTAATAATACAAATACTGAACCTAGTGTAAAAATTACCGTTACTGATAAGCCTGAATTAGCTATAGAAAACCGTGTTGTATTAGTAATAACAAATGATTGCTACCTACCTAAGTTTTGGGAAGTACAATTTTTACGCACTTTACAAATTGATACATCACAAGTTTTAGTTCCATGTTTTACTAATTCAAAATATCAAGAACAACAATGTCCGTTGTTTGAGACCTTTACTAATGGTATATACCTAGAAAAATTAGACTGGTATAATAGATGTAGTAAACCATCTATTAAACAAATATCAAATTGCTCCGTTGATGCTAGTTTAGTTGGTTATACAACTTTTGTAGATACTCCATTAGATGAACGTAATTGGAATATTCTACAATCGTGTATAATAGGTAATGGTGAAATACTAACCAAAGATACCAACACTATTATAAATTTGCTGGATTTAATATGATTCAAATTTGTATTCCACATACTGGCGAAATAGATGCAAATTTAGTAGAATGGCTAACTGATAATAATCATAAACCATTTTTGCAAAAAAGTTATTCTGTGTGTAAAGGTCGTAATCAACTTATGGAAAGATTCTTAAATGAATCAACTGCCGAGTGGTTATTCTATCTTGATTCTGATATGCATCCAGCAACTCCTAATCTATTTAAATTTGTAGAACAACAAACTGTTGATTGTTTATTTGTTCCTGGTATTACTAATAAACTAAAATGGAACATGTCGCTAGATACAACTGAACTATTAGAGTTAACAGAGTATACACCAAGTGGAAAGTATGAGTTAAAACAAACTAATATATTTGGTGGTTCTGGTATATTGCTACATAGAAGATTAGTTGAAAAGTTACCTAAGAATATATGGCGTGAATCTAACAATAATATTACATCTGAAGATATCTTATTTGCATTTACATTGACGCAAACATATAATATCCCAGCGTATGTAATTTGGAATTCTGCATTACACCACTACAAGGGTGGGTTTGATTTGTATTCGTTGGTTAATTTATGAAAATATTAGTCGGCGCACCAGTGAATCAAACTACTGAAATTTTTGAACAGTATATTACAGCATTACGAGAAATGGAAGGTGATTTTGATTTATTCTTTATACTACATAATTCTCCGCATTTAAAACCATTGTTAAATGATAACGAGTATATAGAGTTTAACACTAGCACACTATATAAACCGCATATATGGAATCCTAAGAATTTAAAAGAAGTTGGAATTATGCGTAATATGTTATTAAATTACGCAAAAGTTAATAACTACGATTATTTTTTAACATTTGATAGTGATCAGATTGCCCACCCTGATATGCTACAGCATCTACTATCATTAGATAAAGACATTGTTGGCGAAGTAATTTGGACTAAATGGAAATCTAGTGAAGAAGAGATGCCAAATGCATGGATGTCTGATTTTTATGAGTTTGGTAATTTTCCTATAGGACTATTTAGAACACCCGGATTGTACAAAGTTGGTATGATTGGCGGGTGTTATTTAATTAAAAGAAACGTATTATTAGCTGGTGTAAACTATAATCCAATTTACAATTTATCATGTACTACTTGGGAAGACAGAGCATTTTTTGTTAGAGCAGCAGTGCATGGGTTTGAATGTTATTTAGACACATCATACCCCATTGAACATTTATATAAGTAATGTAATCAAGCATGAGTTAATTAATATAAATAAAATATAATAAAGGATTTTTGTAATAATGAAAAATTTATCTTCAATTTTAAGGGGCACGAACTACGGAACCTTGCCGTTAGCAAACGGTGGCACCGGCGCTGCATCTGCTGCAGATGCATTAACGGCATTAGGCGCGCAACCTACATTAATTTCAAATACTAATATTAAAACAATTAACGGTTCTTCAATTTTAGGAACGGGTGATATTACTATCGCTGCTAATAATTATGTTTTACCAACTGCATCAACAACTGCGTTAGGCGGTGTACGAGTAGATGGCACTTCAATAAGCATAATCAATGGTGTTATTTCAACAATTAGTGGTAATTCTTCTATTGCTAACTTAACAGATGTAACATTAACTACTCCGTTAAATTCTGACTTTTTACGCTATGATAGTACTACTAGCAAATGGATAAATAAAACAGTTAACTCAAGTTTTAGGGCAAATTTTTCAGGGCTATTGGAGATTATGAGTAGTAACATAAAATATTATCCGGCAAATAATATAGGAATAACTAGTGTATCAGTTGACGTAGGTGTAGCACCGACTATTGCAAGTACAGTTGTAGTAAATAAAAACGCTACTCCTGTGTTAACTATACCAATAGACGCAGGTGTTACTAGGATTGCAAATATCCCGTTAATCCTATCGTTAAGTACTACCGAGTTTTTAACTGTCACTTGTAATTTAACAACTGGCAAAGATCTTTCACTAACATTTACACACGGATAATATGACAATATCAGCTACTTACATAGGACAGAGTACTGTCCAAATTACATCATCTTACACACCTGCAGAAGGTGCAGCAACACTGACTTCTTTTGCAACTATTGTAGACACTATTGCAGACGCTATTATCGGCACTCAACCCAGCGTTGCAGGCACTACTGTAGCTAGCGCACAGACAGCCTATATTGCCAGTTCTGGTTTACAGCCTTCGGTAGCTACTACATTCGCTCAGGCAGCTGGCATTACTGCGCAGGCAAGTTCTGGATGGTCTCTTTATGATACTTTCTGGGGCGGTGATATAGCTTATGCAGTAGTTGCCAATACACCTGATGCACGTTCTATAATGTTCACTCAAGTATTCAGATCTTTAAATGCAGATGGGGTTACCTATAAGTACTTTATTATTAGATATAATAAACAAACTCAGGTATTGAATACTTCTACATGTGAAACTTGGAATACAACTACTCATCAACCTACTAATGAGTCTTGGAATTTCCATGATTGTTCACCTATTGGGTTTAATAATTGCTGTGCTGATATTATAGTAATGGTAAACCCACGTTGGTTATGCCTTACTTCGTTTATTGATGGCGATCCAGGTCCATGGTCAGGAGTCTTTGAGTTAGAACGTGAAGATGTCTATGATACTGCAGCGGCTAATTTTCCATGTTTTGTCTGGCTATGTAGCTACTCATTAATGGCAGGAGTTAGGGCATCCATTGAGACTGGACCTCAAGGTGGATACAATACTAAGCCAGGCGGTGGCAACTACCACCAAGTAGGCTCTTTCCCTAGACTTAAGAATGGTGCAACAGGCAAAGGTGCACTGACACAAACTTGGGGATTTGATCTAGGTATTTGCACATATATGAGCCCCTTTGTAGATAGTGCGAATCCTGTAGTAGAGCGGCTAGGAAGTACTGGCGGTATTTTCAGATATAATGGCTGGAATAATTCTATAGCCCAGACTCTACCTTTCAAGCCTATATTAAACGCTCAGAGTACTCTACCTATCAGTTATGGCGGTGCATACGGTCTTAAAATGCTATATCCAATCGGCTATCAAATGAACAAGATAACTGTAGCTGTTGATAGTGTTGGTAATGCATCTAAAACAGGTACTGCCAGCTCACATTGGCTACTTAATAATGTTTATTTAGATAACCAACAGTTATGGTCGTATGTCCAAAGCTATCCAGCTAATTTTGTTAGTAAATTAGGTGCTGGTCTGCTATCTACCGGTGCTACTACTATTATTCACTGTGTTGTGATAGGTACTTACGCATATATCGCAGATAACCTGCATATTTTGTCCCGTGTTGACTTAAGAACTTTTGTTAGAACACTAATTTTAGCTAGTGGTAGTAACCGTATTGCAGATATTAAATATGATGGGGAGCGTTATGTGTATATTGCTAGACAGAGTACCATTCAGCGTTTAGATATTGCAGATGACTCAATACTCAGTAGTCTAGCATACCCTGGAAGTATTACACTGGCACAATCTATTTTCTGTATGAATATCAATAATAAGACATTAATGGTAGGTACCCAGGTAGGTGGAATTAGTACTATCTGTTATACCTTACCACTAACAACAAGTTCTTTTACTACTGCTACATGGACCACACTTACTACGCAGACTATCGGCACCTCTACTACGGGGCATCCAGGTTGTATTGAAGTTACCTTTGAGGGTAACTTTGTAGTAGTGCCAATCCATAATAGCAGTACTCTTTTCGCCACCAGCATGCCACTCTACAAAGATAATGGAAATACATGGGGAGTAGTAACAGGTCCGTCAGCTGGCACTAATCTGGCAGGCTCTGGTAATATCTATGGCTGGGGACAAGTAGATAAAGACTATGCTTATGCACTTTCTTCGTCTGCTGGTGTGACAGCGTCTACCTGGTTTCAGTCTCCCAGTCCTTATCTCTACAAGACGAACGGTGGTGGTAATACTCTTATATCAGACAACACAGCGAACAATATTACTGGTTTTGGCATACCTAACAACTGGAGTTATAATAATGTATCCGAAGTCCCTTATGTTAATAGAGCAGGGTTTATGAAGTATGCTGGCGGATTCCATATGTGGAATAAAGGCGCTGGTGGTAACTCTTATTTTTTATCAATTAATTTACTTAGCTTTAAGACATCTGTACCTAACTGTTGGCCAGTAAGTGGCAGTACAAATTATGGTGTAAACTATATTTGGGAACTCGCTAATTACCAGGGAGCCATGATGGATGGTAGTAGAATTATCGCATGGGGCGGAGATCGTATGAAAGTAATTAGAGGCGTTGGTTCCTCTAATAAAATCGGTGGCCAGATGCACAGTGCAGCCACTTACGCACAATTTGCACTACCTGTATGACAGTCACAGCAGATTACACTGGCATAGCTATTGTAGCTACTTACGCTGGTATTAACAGTAATAATACTCGTCTAGGCACTTATGATACCGTAAACGCTACAGCTGTAAGTATCCCTACTAGCATATCTAGTCTATCGATTAGTAGACCTGTTTATATTACCCTAGAAGCTACTTACGCTGGTATTAACAGTAATAATACTCGCCTAGGCACTTATGATACCGTAAACGCTACAGCTGTAAGTATCCCTGCAAGCATACCTAGTCTATCTATTAGTAGACCTGTTTATACTGATATAACAGCTACTTATGCTGGTATTAACAGTAATAATACTCGCCTAGGCACTTATGATACCGTAAACGCTACAGCTGTAAGTATCCCTGCAAGCATACCTAGTCTATCTATTAGTAGACCTGTTTATATTACCCTAGCAGCTACTTACGCTGGATTACCTAGTAGCACATCATCTTCAAAAGGTGCTACATTAACTTTTTCATGGACTTAATATGAACTATACACAATTAAAAGAATTTCTTTCAGACTCGCCATTTATCTATGCAGATGTAACAACAAAAGAATTAGAAAAAATTCCATGTGCTATGTATGCAACAGAATTTGATGGTATAAAATATATTGGAACTAATATGGAAATTAACGTTTTACAAAAAAAACAAATTGTTCCCACAGAGGAAGAATTACTAGCAGCAGCAGAATTACTAGCACAAAAAACCGCTAGTGAAGAATCTAATGCAGTAGTAGAAGAACCTATTACAGAAGTATAACAAATTTAAAAGGGTAGTAATACCTTTAACTATCAGTTTTAAACAATTTTGCAATGCATTATTTAGACATATTTAATAATGTAACCTTAATGATCCTCATTTTACGCTAAATATTAGAATGAGGATCAATTATGTCACGATTAATAATTAAAACAGGTACAGTTCCAAACGATAAAACTGGCGATAGCTTATTCGCTGCTTTTAATAAAGTTAATGCTAACTTTACAGAATTGTATTCTATCACCGGCGGTACAACTGCCAATCTCAAAGAACTTATACAAGATACAATAGCAGAAATGATAGCCAACGGTACTCTGTTTGGTTTAACTGCTACTTATGACGACCCAAATAATGCACTAGATTTATATAATACATCTGCAAATGTAGATAACGGATATGCATCTACAGTGTTTGAGGATCTAATTTTTGACGGTGGCAATTCTGCTACATCATCATTTACAGATATGCTAATCAACGGAGGAGCCGCATAATGGCAAATAAAATACAAA